AGGCTTCAGCTGAATCATCTGGCTTCTTTGGACGACCACTCAAGTTTCCTGGGTCGCTGAAGCCGAATTGATAGTTTGGTTTCTTGTCAGGCTTTCCTGGAAGCACGCCCATGATTGCAGGGTTTTGTGCATTGTCACCATCAATAAAGAATCCAAAGACCATATCACCTTCTTTTGGAGTATATGTATTTGGATTATTGATTGGAAGAACTGGATGCGCCCAAGGAAGTGCATCAGTTGGAATCTTTTCTTTTTTCTCTGTGTGCCAGCCAAAGCAACGAACACGAACACGACCAAGCTGCTCTGGGTCATTGCGGTCTTCAACAACTCCAATCCACCAGATAAAACCTTCGAGTCCAATAAAATTTTTCTTTGCGCCTGGCATTACTTACCCTTCTTTGATAATCTATTCAATCCTTCCTTGGCACCTGGAACTTCTTCAGCATAAGAGTCAGAGACCAATTCAGCAATTGTTTCAAACACATCTTCTGAAAATTTATGATTTACAGCAGCAACAAGATATTTACCAGTTCGTTTCTTATCTAATTTCTTACCTTCTTTGTTAGCAGACTCAAACATAGGAAACTCATAATTTACAACATCTCCCGCCTTTAGTTCAATATCGCCAGGAAGTGCTACTCGGATTCTAAAATGATTGAGTAATACCATATGCATGGCGCGAGGTAGCAACCAGTTCTTTATATCATTGCTTTTCTCAGATGCAGTATCGTTGATTGCCAAGTGAGTTCTGAAGAATGATTCCTTTGATTGAAAGAGAGTTTGATTCTTAGAATTCTTGAAACTATTTACTGGTTTGAATTTGTTGATTAGATTTTGCTGACCTTCTGCAATCGTTAGGTCATAATCTGCAAAACTATAACTCTGATTGAATAAATCAATCATGAGCAAACGAGAAGCAAATGCTCCGTTTGAGATAGAATTCAGCATATCAAAATCATTTATAATATCTAAGTTATCGATAGAGTCTTTATTATTCGCAGGATCTCTATCCGAATTTTTCAACTCATATCTCAATGTCTTATATGGCTTCTGTTTGATCAGTGTTTGCAACGAAGTCAAATTGAAACCATTTTTATTTTCGAAAAAGAAATAGCAAAACTTCTTTTGATCATATCCTCTCGCAGCAGCCCATTGAATTGCTTCAAATGGTCTGTAGTTCGGAATAATAAAATCGAAGTTGCCAGAAGTTTGCTCTAACGATGCAATTCTACTTGGCTCAGTTCCAAGTTCTTTGAGTAGAATGTCACTAACTACGTCTTTGATTTTAGCAGACTTATATGATTTACTGACCAAGATTTGCTGAGAGGAAATCATTTCATCAGAGCAAAAGTGCAGGAGATACGTTTGACCAGAATCGGTTGACGGAGCTCTTTTAGATGCTTTGAAGACACGGAATATTCTTTCTAATGGTCTACCAAGACCTGGCTTATCAATGCTGACCTTTATGTATTCATTACCAACCAAATAGAAATTACTGAAAACGTCATTACCATCGTTGATGAGAATCTCGCCATACATGACGCTAGAATAAAGATCTTGAAATATTTGTAATTCAACAAATATCTTTCTTAGATCTAGAGTTTGTCCGCCTGAGTTGATGAGTTCTAAAGAATCAAATTTGAAATCTTTAGAACCAAACATTCCATCAGCATTACTATTTTCAGCCATCGTTCATCAATGCTCTAAATTCACGTTCTACACGATCAATATAAACAGGATCTAATAATCTTATACTTCTTTTCTTTTCGTTTTCTTCAAATTCGAATGTATAAATTGATACTGCTTTATGTTTGGTAACAATCGATAAAATATACTCAGGATAAACTGCAGTTTTTGAGTCGATTGTAAGAGAGGTGTCTGCCTCTGTTGGAAGAGAGACTTGTGGTGTCAATCGATTTGATGTATAGTTTACTTCGTACTCACTAATGATAGACTTTTCTTTAGTTTCATTTAGCATCACACCATTGTACATAGAAGTTGTGGTCGTTTCTTTCTCATAGTGATGAACTATACTTCTTGTTTCTTCTATAGTCATACCATACTTATTTTCGATGTATTTGTCCAACACAGAACTTCTTAGTGGCCAATCGTAATTTGGATTCATAATATTGTTGAATAGAAGAATGACCCAACTTCTATACGAATCACCATAAACCTTACTTGCAAGAATATCTGGAGTATCTTCTTCTTTTATGTTGTACTCATATGAAAGATTTACGTTGTCGACAATGTCTCTAAGAAATGTATTTCTTGCGAGAATGTCTGTAACTGCGTTTACATTGATAGTATTTTTATCAAACGTATATAAGGCTTTTGGAAAACTCTCGAAGTATTTCATTAGTAACCCTGAGCAATAAGTTCTTTGTGCATGATTTCGACTTCTTTGAATCGAAGCTGCATAGAAATTTCTACTGGCGCACCGTCTCTAAATGCAGTCCATTGTCCTGCGCTACCGTAGTTTACATCGATACCTTGAAGAACGCAAGTTGATATGAATGGTAGGTATGGGTTTTTCTGCGAGCCGATTTGAAACTCAATCTCAAATTCAGATGGTGGAATGAAGTAACGACCACTATTTGTTGTTGGAACTTCTGGTGCTGCGAAGAAACGGAATGTTTTGATGATTTTATGAATCACATCTGTCTCTTTTTGATTGCGTGGCGCAAATTTGAAATCAAACATAAACTCTCTATTTTGAATATTCTTGAAGAGCAATTCAACTTGAGGGTTGAGTGCAACTCCAGCAGAAAATAGAAGAACGTCAGTGATTCCTGCACCAAAGTTTCCTGTTTTCTCAGCAATTGCTCCACCAACTTCAGCAAGTGCACCTTTTCCTGTATCAGCACCAACGCCACCACCACCTAGTCCAAGATTACCGCCTTCTCTTCCTGCCAGCCCTATAGCCTCACCAATTGACTGTCCTGCTGCTGCCACCAAACCTGCTTTGCCAAGAGCCGCCGTTAGACTGACCTGATCATAATCGTTCACAAGTTGTTGCGTTACTGTGTCTGGCATATACAACGTGATTGCTGATGCAGCTCTTTTTGTTTTACGACTTAGATTGATAGAACCGACAATCACACCAGAGGCAATGGCACCCACTTGCGCTCCTACAGCACCAGCTGCAGCCTGACCAAATTCTCTGGCAACACCCCTAACATCTCCCTGCGCAAATTCGCCAGCAATACCTTCAGCAGCTCCTGCAAACTTCTCAATTCCACCCAAGAGACCCAATCCTGCCGTGACTCCAATTGCGCCTGCAACTGAAAATGGATCGGCGCTACCTGCGCCAGTTCGAGAAGCACGGTTTCGATCAGCGATAGATGCGCCATCAGCACCCTGAACTGTTTTTACTTGATAGGAAGATTTCTGTTGTATACATGGAGTAAACTTTACGCAATGTAATCTCTTTTCAATATTACCAACATCCAATGGAAACCTCAAATCTTGGAAGTCGTAATTGCCTTTATCTAATTTTCTCTGCTCTCCACTAGGATCTCGAGTAATAGTTCCCTGCGCGCTTCTTTTAGCGTCTGTTGGAGATGCTTGTTGATTTGCCATCGAATAGCCCTATAAATAGTTGTATGGCTTATAGTGGTAAATTTAGTCCTAAAAATACCAATAAATATTTAGGTGACCCAACGAACATCTGGTATCGTAGTCTGTGGGAGCGCCGAGTTATGGTGCACCTAGATGAAAATCCGAACGTGGTTGAATGGTCTAACGAAGAAATTGTAATACCATATTTATCGCCTGTGGACAATCGTTGGCATCGCTATTTCCCTGACTTCTTTGTTCGTGTTCTGAATAAGAATGGATTGAGAGAGGCTATGATTCTGGAAGTAAAACCCAAGAGTCAGTCTCAGCCTCCTGTGAAGAAAACTAAGATTACTCGAAAGTACATCAACGAAGTCATGACATGGGGCGTGAACGAAGCCAAATGGAAAGCAGCCGATGTATATTGTAACGAAAGGGGATGGAAGTTTAGAGTCATCACCGAGGAACATCTAGGAATATAATGTCAACTTCTCTCTTCGATAAGGTTTCGGCTCAACTTCGCGCGCAAGGTATTCAACCAAGAACATCAGCGGCTCAGGCTTGGTTACAGTCGAAGGTCACAGCTCTTCGAATGCCAACAAATCGTTCGAACCTTCTCAACGACGCCAAGAGAATTTCGGGTAAAACTTTCGTTGGTAGAATGTATTTCTATCACTATGAGCCTAAACTGAAGGACGTTCTTCCTGTCTGGGATAAGTTTCCGCTGGTGATTCCAATGGAAACCTACTCAGATGGCTTCCTCGCCATGAATCTTCACTATCTAGATCCGTATAATCGGTTGGCTCTCCTCAATCGCCTCTACGATTTCGCAAGCAACGATAAATATGATGATACGACTCGCCTCAATTTGTCATACAATCTGTTGGCGTCGTCGAGACGATACAAGTTATTTGAACCTTGCATAAAACGATATCTTTTGAATCACATTCGTTCTTCTATCATTTATATCGAGCCAGATAACTGGGAAACTGCTATATTCCTACCAACCGAAAAGATGATCTATAAGAAGTAATGTTCAAAGTATCCGAATTTCTAAATCATTTCGAAAAACATAAAGATTTTGCTCGAACATCAAAGTTCGAGGTTCGAATCACATCGCCATCTGGTATTCAATTAGATACGATGCCACTTAGATTACAATGTGAGTCGACAGAACTTCCTGGTTATAATGTTAATACAGTTGATAACAGATACTACGGAGTTGCTGAGCCAATTGCTTCTGCCCCAACTTCCTTTGCTGACATTACCTTGACGTTTATATGTGCTGGTGATATGTGGGAGAAGAAACTCTTCGATCGCTGGATAAATTTTATCGTGCCCATCAATAACTATAATCCTCGATACAAAGATGATTATTCTTCTCAGATAGAAATTAGTCAATTTGATGGTGTTGCAACTAGTGATAATCCTGTTACGCAAACAGCGACAAGAATATATTACGCTAAACTATTTGGTGCATTTCCAGTTTCTATCGGAACGCTATCTCTAAATTGGGCAGATGATGGAATTCATCGTTTGCCAGTAACATTCAGATATGATTACTGGCTACCAGGTCCTGAGAATTTGGCGACAACAACACAAGAGCAGAAAAAAGATAGCAAGCCAAATGGCTCTACTCCACCTGCGACTGGTAATAGAGGACAACCGACAACACCACCTCGCATAACAACACCAACCACAATAAAGCCGCAACCAATTAGAGGCGGTGGAGGTAAATTTGCAGGCGGTGGAGCAAGTGGAAGTTTTTGATTTTTTATGGAGTGAATAATTATGCCTTTACCAAAGATTGAACACCCAATACATGAAGTGTTTTTGAAGTCATTGAATAAGAATGTTCGTTATAGACCATTCCTCGTCAAAGAAGAAAAACTTCTTTTGATGGCGAAAGAATCTGATGAGATGGAAGAAGTATTGAAGACCATCAAACAGATTATTCGAAATTGTTGCATTGACGAAATCGATGTAGACAATTTACCGATTTTCGATGTTGAGATGTTCTTCATCAATTTGAGAATCAACTCTGTTGGTGAAACATCTGAACTTGTTTATACATGTACAAATATGGTTGGGGAGGAACAGTGTGCAAACTCTGTTGAGTTCCAACTTGAGTTGAAGAATGTCAGATATCGATCTGATGAAGGTCATAACAACATCATTCCACTCAGTAATGATGTTGGTGTTTGTATGAAGTATCCATCTTTGAATTTGCCAAAGACATTATTGGATTCTAAATTTGAAGATGGTGGATATGAAATTATCTCTGAATATCTAGATTATATTTACGATGCTGAACAAAAGTATATGGCGAATGATATTAGCCGAGAGGAAAAACTAGAATTTTTCGATAGCCTTTCGTTGGAGCAAGTAAAGAGCATAAAGAACTTCTTTGCGACGACGCCATCTGTAATTCTAGAACAAGACATTACATGTAACAAGTGTAATGGCACGAATCATATAATGTTGGAGGGCATCCTAAATTTTTTCGACTAATGCTTGGTTATGATAACTTGAAAAATTACTATTCGACCAATTTTACTTTGATGCAACATCACAAGTATTCATTGGGCGAGTTGGATAATTTGATACCGTGGGAAAAACAAATTTATGTGAAGATGTTAGAAAACTACATCAAGGAACAGAACGAAAAACTAAAGATGATGCAGGCACAAAGAAGATAAATGAAAACCAACCTTTCAGATAAACAAGTCAAGAAGATTGCTGATGAACTCAGAAAGGGTCGCAGGAAAAGAGATCCTGCAGCCCTTCAGCAAGCATTGAAAGAAGAACTTGAAGGTTTATCTGGTCTTGAGTTGTTGCGCAGAGAAAGCGAAATTCGAGAGCAATGGACGCTTGCTACGGAAAAGACCACTGCAAAGATGGGTGGATTTCTAGAGGGTCTACTTGGTCCAAAGATTGGAAAGGCATTTGCTCAGAAGTATGCAAGAGCTGATGATAAAGATGTCGAGAAGGCTTCAGCATTTTTTGACAAATATAAAAAAGATCAAGATAAGAAAGAAGGTATCTACGCAAAGAAAAGTGAAAAAGCATCTAAAGAGTTTTCATCGCTAAAGAAAGCAGTAATGAGCATTCAAAAGAATGTTCTAGTAATCAGAAAAAGTTTGGGAAACAAATCAACTCCCTCTTCAGCAACTGCGAAGTCTGAATTCTATTTCGACCCTAGAATGGCTGGCGGTGGTAGATGGAAAGAAGCTGGCACTGATAAAATGGTCAGCGCCAAAGAAGTGCAATTGAAGAGAAGTGAGAGTTTAGGAAAAGCCATCGCTGCTGATGAAGACCCAATGCTCCGAGTTGCAGAATCTATGGAAGGAATCATGAAAAGTCTTGGTGAGATGACCAAGAATAAAACTGTTCATGAGAAACTTGACGAAATGCAAGATGATCTAGAAGATGTGGGTGATGATAGTTCATTATTAGATCTTCTCGGTGGCGGTGGTGGTCGTCGTGGCAGAAGAGGCAGAAAGGGTAGACGTGGTAATCGAGGTGGTAGACGTGGCGGAAGAATGGGTGGTGCGCTCGGACTGGGTGGACTGCTCGCAGGTGCTGCTGGTGGTTATCTCGCTTACTCAGCAGTTGATTCAATGCGCGACCCTAATCTAATACACGATGATCCAGAATTCTTGAAACAACAAGCTGGACTTGCAGAAACATCAGAAGAAAAGGCAGCTGTTGGCGATCAAATTGCTGCTCAAAAAAGAGACATAAAACTTGAGGCTGGAGCAACTGCAGCTGGTATTGGTGGAGCTGTAGGTGGCGCAGTTGTCGCTAAGAAAATTGCAAAAACTGCAGTTGTGAAGAATGCGAAATCAAAAGTCTGGAGTTTGTTCGTTGGTTTTGTGAAGAAGAAAGCACCAAGTTTGTTTGCTAAGATTGGTGCGCGATTGGCTGTTGCTGGTGGATTGGCTACAGTTCCATTTATAGGATGGGTTGGAACTGCAGTTACTGTTGTTGGTAGTATTTGGCTTGCATATGATTTGTTTCAATTATGGCAAGAATTTTCTGCACTCAGTGAAGCTGAGCAAGCATTGTATGACGAAAAGGCAGAAAAGAGTACTGGTGAAGTTGGTAAAGGTGCAGCTGCGCCAGCGGCAGCTGCAGGAGCTGCAGCGGGAATGGCTATTGCTGCATCAACACCACAAACAACCGCACCACCTGCTCAAGAGCAAGGTGTGTTCTCTAAAATCAGTGGTGCCATTTCTTCAGCATATCAAGGAGCAAAACAGTTTCTTGGAATGGGTGATGGTTCAACGGCATCACAATCTGATTTGGCGAAATATGTTCGCCTAAAAGACAGTAGCGTTGACATCAATGGATTGAACCCTCAGCTGAAGACTCGTTTGGCTGGTATGTCCAAAGAATATTATGAGCAAACTGGCAAAAAGATTCAATTGAATTCTGGATATCGTTCACCAGAGGAACAAGCCGAGCTCTATGCTAAATTAGGTCCACCAAAAGCTGCGCCTCCAGGAAGAAGTCGCCATGAAAGTGGATTGGCGATTGATATGAATTCTCCAGATGCAAACAAAGCAGTAGAACTTGGCTTGATGCAGAAGTATGGATTTACTCGACCTGTTCGTGGTGAAACATGGCACGTTGAGCCGATTGAAACTGCAAAGCGTGGTGGTTCACCAGATAACCCATACAAACCAGGAGCTCCTGTTGCAGTTGCTAATAAGGGTGGTGATGTTGTAAGTCCAGAAAGTGGAAAGATTCCACAAAGTTTGGGACCAGGTGCAAGTGCTGGAACTGCAGAATCTTCTTCTGGAGCTGCAGCTGTTGCAGCAGCAACACCAAAAGCAGAATCATTCACAGAATCTGAAGTGAGATCAGAGACAAGAAACGAAGGAAGTGCTCAAGTTACAGTTGAAAGAAGTTCAAGCACTACAATTGGACCAGCACCAAAGAGTGACCAACCTACTTGGTTGAGTGCAGGAATGGAGCCAGATTGGTTGAAGTCTAAGCAAGAGACGCCCGATCTCAAGCCTCAAATGTCAATGAGTGGTGAAGGGTTGAAGAATCAATCAGTTGCAATAGAAGATGCAAAAATGCAGATGCAAACAGCACCTGCACCAGTGGTCAATAATATACAAGCAGGTCAATCTGGTCCACCACCAATGATACCAAAGAGTCCAGCACCAAAGGCTACAACGCGACCACAAGACAGTTCATTCATGCGCGCATTGGCAAAAGACTTTGCTCACCCAACTGCATTCACAACTGTGAGCATGGTATAAAAAAAGGGGGACCGAAGTCCCCCTGAAAACATCTACGGTTTTCTAAAGAAAATTACTCAGCAGCAAGTTTCTCGAAGAACGCCATGTCGTCATCTTCGACAGTGACTTCTTCAGCAGTTACTTTCTTGGCTGGAGCAGAGCGAATGACAGGAGCGGCTGCTTCCTCATCATCAACTCGCTTTGCGGTTGCGCCAGTCACACCACCAGCACCAAGAACCTTGTCCAACTTCGCCTTGAGTTCATCATAGGACTTGAAGTTTTCAGGCTTCAAGAAATCCTTGAGTGAATATGCAGACTTCCAGACCTGCTCAATCTTCGCGTCTTCACCACTCAACAATGGAGCAGGAGCAGCAAACTCCGACTTGTCATAGTTGCGATAGCCTTCGACATTACGAATCTTGATTTTGAAATCCGCACCCTTCCAGAAGTCAAACGGATTCATTGGAGTCTCATCAGCAAACTGCGGCTCGAGTTGCTCTTTGATCTTGTCGAAAATCTTCTTTCCGAACTTGAACAAGAACACCTTACCTTCATTTTGCGGACGCTTGGCGTCAGAGATCACAAGAACGTTTGCGATATAGGTCAACTTGCGCTTCTGCTTACGAGCAATTTCCTTGTTGGCTTCAATGCCAGAATTCCAAAGAACTGTGTTGTACTCAGAAACAGGATCGGTCTTGCCAAGAGTTGTGAGAGAATTCTCAATGTACCAACCACCTGGACCTTGGAAACCGTGTGACCAAATTTGTACCCACGGTAGACCATCTTCACCGTCAACGGCTGGCGTATCGAGAAAGCGGATAACTGCGTATCCGTTGCCAGCAGCGTCAACTTCGGGTTGCCAAAAACGTTCATCGACGTTTTTACCACCACCGTTACCAGCAGAAGATTGCTCAACTGCCTTCTTCAACTTATCAAGGGATGAACCCTTCTTTAGACTAGATAGCGACATATGTATTACCTCGTATAGCGTAGTATGAATTGTATAACGACTTATCCACTTTTGTCATAACAATACTATTATATAGCATTTTCATCACCAAGTAAAGTCTCCTTTGTCAACTTTTTATATTTGTCAACGTTCACCGCAAGAAAAGCACCATACTTGCGCACCTTTCTTGACACTTTGGGATAGATGATATCATCTGAAATCCTCTTGTCCCAAATTTGTATAAAGTTGAAGATGTTATTGAGAATCACAAGAGTCTCAATCGTGATATCTTTTTGGAGGAATGCGACTAACAATTTTGGAAATTGTCCATCTTCAACTTTGAATAGATCATTGAATGATTCTTTTGTGGCAATCTTTTGTAGATCTTCCACATAAACTTTGCTCATGGAATCTGTGATTCGTTTCCAATTCCTATAAGTTTCTTCAGCCTCTTCTTCAAGCAATGACTTGGTCCAGTTATCATCACTGTGTACAAAATTAGCAACCAGAAATGGAACCATCTCATCGTCGCGATACTTGCGCGCAAGACGGTGGAATAGAAACTTGTCACGACGTTTTTGAAATGCATCGACAGAAATCCTTGTCTTGCCATCGTATTGAAAGAAGTTGTACTTCTCTGAGGAGAAGTGTAACTTGATGGCTTGATACAATCCGTATAGATCATATCCGTTCACAGTGGCAATCGACCTCCGCGAGGAAGAAATCTCAACTCCATCGCCTCACCTTCAATGATACTCTTCAGAGATTCGTTGATCATCGAAGCAGCAACTTCAATCTCAAGATTATTTCTTTCGCAGTAAGTTGTAATTGCGTCCATATGATCAATCTTTTCTTTCATTGCCATTTCCATGATCATTATAGAGAAATTATTTTTTTCTTCTCGGCTTGCCATATTAGATCTCATATTGCGTCAAGGAATTGTTCAACTGCTGAGTCACACGAACAAACGTTGTACGCTTACTCAACTCCTTCAATTCACTCGCCCCCACATATGTACAAGCAGATCGGAGACCACCCAGAATATCTTGCATAGTATGTTTCACTTCACCACGATATGGAATATCAACTGTCTTACCTTCAGAGGCACGATAGTTTGCCACACCACCATTATGTAAATCCATGGCTGTATCAGAACTCATGCCATAGAACTTATTATCACCAAACGGAGATGCTCCACCTTCTTTGTGTCCAGCAAGCATTCCACCAAGCATCACAAAGTCGGCACCCGCAGCAAATGCTTTCACAATGTCTCCAGGAACGGAACACCCTCCATCCGCTATGATGTGACCCTTGAGACCATGTGCAGCATCTGCGCACTCAATAACCGCACTCAACTGCGGGTAGCCGACGCCTGTCTTTTTGCGTGTAGTGCAAACAGAGCCAGGACCAATACCAACTTTCACGATGTCAACACCGCCGAGAATTAGTTCTTCTGTCATTTCTGGTGTGACAACATTACCTGCCATGAGTACCACATATGGATAACGATCGCGAAAATGACGAACATAATTTACAAAGGCTTGCGTATAACCATTGGCAACATCAATACAAACGTACATGTATTGATTTCTAACTGCGCTATACACTTCGTTGAATTTCTTTAGATCTTCGCTAGAAGTGCCAAGAGAATAGATGCTACTGTCTAATCTTCGCGCAAAGTGGCTGGTCAACTCAGACTCAGAATAATGTTTAGTCAAAGCAACCATACAATTATGCTTGACAAATTCAGTATCCATCTCAAAGGTGCCAACACCATCCATGTTGGCAGCAATAATGGGAACACCCTTCCAACTATTGCCACTTCGGAAAGTAAATGTTCTTTCTAGATTTACTTCGCTTCTTGAAGATAGATTAGATCGTTTCGGAATAATCAGGACATCTTTATAGTCCAGTTTCACATCTTCAATAATTCTCATAAAGCCTCAATGATAAAATATATGATTGCCAATCTTGCGAATCAATTGCTTTTGTTCAGCCCAAGCAGGATCAACATAGTCTGCATGGAAATACTTTGCAGATCCAATTATACCGTAGTGCTGTTTAGAAATCAATATATTCTCTGCAATCTTGATAGAGTCTCGCCAAGCAGAACTATTGCGATAAACTTTTTTCTTTCCTTCGCACACCCAAGAGAACTGACAGGTGCCTTTAGTGCGTTGATGCACAACACCGCAAACAGTGCGCGGGTATTGTTTACTCTTGACGCGATTCATGGTGACTTCAGCAACAGCAATCTTGCCAGCGCGAGGCTCACCAC